CCAAGAATCATACCGACTCGATCACATTGCCAATGTAGAACTTGGTGAAAAGAAACTTGATCACTCTGAGTTTGAAACGTTCAAAGATTTTTACACTCAAGATTGGCAGAAGTTTGTCACCTATAACATTCATGACGTGGAACTTGTTGACCGTTTGGAAGACAAGATGAAACTAATTGATCTTGCAGTTAACCTTGCATATGACGCTAAGGTTAATTTTGAAGATGTCTACTATCAGGTACGGATGTGGGATAGTATCATCTATAATTACCTTACACCTAAAGGTATTGTTGTACCTCCCAATGAACGAAATGACAAAGATGCAAAGTATGCTGGTGCATATGTTAAAGAACCTGTCCCAGGACTTTATGAGTGGGTGGTTAGTTTTGATCTCAACTCCCTATACCCTCACCTCATTATGCAATACAACATCTCGCCAGAGACGTTACTTCCAACAAAGCATCCATCGGCAACCGTAGATAGAATTCTGCAGAAGCAGATTACTATTGATGGTGAGTATTGTGTATGTGCTAATGGAGCACAGTACAGGAAAGATGTCCGAGGATTTCTTCCTGAGTTGATGGAGAAGATCTACAATGAACGTAAGATCTACAAGAAAAAGATGCTTCAAGCAAAACAAGAAAATGAAAAGAATCCTAGTCCACAACTGGTCAAGGACATTTCAAAATTCAATAACATCCAGATGGCACGTAAGATTCAACTTAACAGTGCTTATGGTGCTATTGGGAATCAGTATTTCAGGTATTACAAGCTTGCCAACGCAGAGGCGATCACACTTTCTGGTCAGGTCTCCATCCGTTGGATTGAGAACAAGATGAATGCCTACCTAAATAACCTGTTAAAAACGGAGGATGTAGATTATGTCATCGCATCTGACACTGACTCAATCTATCTTAATCTTGGACCTCTCGTTACTAAATTTTTTAGTAATCGTATTGGCGATAAAGCAGCAATTGTCTCTATACTTAATAAGGTCTGCCAAGAAAAACTGGAACCTTTTATTGAATGTTCATATAAGGAACTTGCGGATTACGTTTCGGCATATGATCAAAAAATGATTATGAAACGTGAGAACATCGCTGACAAAGGTATTTGGACTGCCAAGAAGCGATACATTCTCAACGTGTGGGACAGCGAAGGTGTTCGCTATGCAGAACCAAAACTCAAGATGATGGGTATTGAGGCAGTTAAATCTTCTACACCTGCACCGTGTAGAAATAAAATTAAAGAAGCACTCAATATTATCATGACTCAAACTGAAGAAGATGTCATACGATTCATTGACAAATTTAAAGAAGAGTTCTTTAGTATGCCACCAGAGGACATTGCATTCCCTCGTAGCGTCAACGGGTTGACAAAATGGTCAGATCCTGTTACGCTATACAAGAAAAGTTGTCCCATTCACGTGAGGGGAGCATTGCTCTACAATTTTCAATTGAAGAAGCGTAAACTGACTTATAAGTATCCTTTGATTCAAGAAGGAGAAAAGATTAAGTTCTGTTACTTACAAAAACCAAACACTGTTGGAGAGAATGTAATCTCATTCATCTCTAACTTCCCTACAGAAATCGACATTCATAAGAACGTCGATTACAAATTGCAGTTTGAAAAATCATTCCTATACCCACTCAAGATTATTCTTGATGCTATTGGATGGAAAACTGAAAAAGAAGTTAACCTGGAGTTTTTATTCGGATGAGTATTTTTGACACACTTGCTAAAGAAGCAAAAAATGATTATGCCAAACTTGTATCTGATGGTATTATTACTGGTGACCAACAAACTTTTATTGGTACTGGATCTTACATCCTCAACGCTATGTTGAGTGGGAGTGTCCATGGTGGCATTCCTGATAATCGTGTAACTGCTATTGCTGGTGAACAAGCAACTGGTAAAACATTCTATGCAATTGCAATCGCTAAAAACTTTCTTGATACTAATCCTGATGGTGCAGTTTTCTATTTTGATAGTGAAGCTGCCGCTACAGCGGATCTTTTCAAGGACCGTGGACTCGACTCAAATCGAGTATGGCATTTCCCAGTAGATACTATTGAAGAGTTTCGTACTCAAATCATTCGTATCTTAGACAATCTGCTTAAGACAGATGAATCAGAACGTAAACCTTTGTTGATTGTTCTTGACTCACTTGGTATGCTTGCATCTGCAAAAGAACTTACGGATGCTCTAGATGATAAACAAGTTCGTGACATGACTAAATCACAAGTTCTCAAGTCAGTGTTCAGAATTATCACTAGTAAACTGGGCAAACTAAAAGTTCCTATGGTTGTTACTAACCACACATACAAGACGATGAATCCTTATGGTGAGGCATCGGATATGGGTGGTGGTAGTGGACTTAAGTATGCTGCTTCTACAATCATGTATCTTACCAAATCAAAAGAGAAAGATGGAACTGATGTTGTAGGTAGTATTATTAAAGTCAAGGCAAACAAATCTCGTTTCACAAAGGAGAATTCACAAGTTGCAACACGACTTTATTACGACGCACGTGGTCTGGACAAATATTACGGACTACTGGAATTGGGTGAGAAATACGGAGTATTCACCCGTAAGGGGAATCGTGTCGTCGTCGGTGAATCTTCTGTTTATCCTTCTGCTATTCTCAAGGATCCTGAGAAGTATTTCACCGAAGAAATAATGGAGAAACTTGATTGGGCAGCATCACAAGAATTTAAATATGGATCTGAAACGACTTGATGATTACATTAAGGTTTACGATAACGTAATACCTAGTGCTATATGCCAAGAGATTATTAGACACTACAAGAACTCTAATGCAGAGTTTGTAAATAATAATCTCCGACCTAAATTTCATCACCTGACACTAGCACCAGATATGTCTAAGGATCTTTTAGAGATGGTTAGACCATACTTGGTAACGTATGCTAACAGTACAGGGTTGACAGAATGGATACCTAAGCAGTATGCTGTTGAGGACTTTCGAGTAAAGAGGTACAGGAAAGGCACAGACGATCAGTTTGCTCCTCACGTTGACGTAGGAGATCATGCAAGTGCTAGACGTTTTTTAGCATTTTTCATGTATCTCAATACAGTTGGCGAAGGTGGAGAAACTGAGTTTGTTAGTATTAACAAACGAGTAAAACCAAAACAGGGTCGCCTGTTGATATTCCCACCATTATGGACTTTTCCACACCAAGGAAAACCTGTAGTGAGTGGTGACAAATACATTCTAGGTTCGTATTTACATTACACATGAATTCACTTGAGTTTACAATTCTAAGGAACTTGGTTACTAACGATGAGTATCGTCGTCAAGTATATCCATACTTAAAAACGGAATACTTTGAGAGTGACTATAACACAGTGTTGTTTACTCTAATCTCTGAATTTATTTCTAAGTATGAGAAGTGTCCTACAAAAGAATCTCTTGAGGTAGATCTTTATAATAAAAAGAATATCTCTGATGAGACCTTTACCAATGTCATGACACTCATAGGAGAACTAGATCCTGATGGTTGTGATTATAAATGGTTAATAGATTCAACAGAAGAGTGGTGTCGTAATCGTGCAATCTATCTTTCTCTACTTGAGAGTATTCAGATTGCAGATGGTAACGATAAAGAAAAGGATATGGGTGCTATCCCTGCTATCCTTTCTGAAGCAATCGCTGTTTCTTTTGACAACAAAATTGGTCATGATTACCTAGATGATTATCAGGAACGATTTGAATTCTACAATCGTGTAGAGAACAAGATTCCTTTTGATCTGACAATGCTTAACAAGATTACTAAAGGTGGTCTTACAAGTAAGTCATTGACTGTTGCATTGGCAGGAACTGGTGTTGGTAAATCTTTGTTCATGTGTCATGTTGCAGCAGCAGCATTACTACAAGGCAAAAATGTTTTGTACATCACTTGTGAAATGTCAGAAGAAAAGATTGCAGAACGTATTGACGCTAACTTACTAAACGTTCCTATCCAAGACCTTGCTGGATTACCAGAACAGTTGTATCAGAACAAGGTTACTAATCTGATGAAGAAGACAAATGGTAAACTTATCATTAAGGAGTATCCTACTGCATCTGCCCATGTGGGACATTTTAGGTCTCTTCTTAATGATCTTTCTCTTAAGAGAAGTTTTAGACCCGATCTTATCTTTGTGGATTACCTTAATATTTGCACTTCACAGAGATTCAAAGCATCGTTTGTCAACTCATATACCTTGGTTAAAGGTATTGCAGAAGAACTTCGTGGTCTCGCTGTGGAGTACAGTGTGCCAATCGTATCTGCTACTCAAACCACTCGTAGCGGTTACGGCAGCACTGATGTTGACCTTACTGACACTTCTGAATCCTTTGGTCTCCCTGCTACTGCTGATCTTATGTTTGCCCTTATTAGCACTGAAGAGTCGGAGCAGTTGGGACAGATACTGGTAAAACAATTAAAGAATAGATACAACGATATCACGGTTAATAAAAGGTTCGCCGTGGGTATTGACAGATCGAAGATGAGGTTGTATGATTGTGAGCAATCTGCTCAGGACAACTTCCTCGACGCAGGTGATGACAATGATGAACCACCCACTAACAAAAACAAATTTGGAGGATTTTCCTTTTGACTAGGCACATTGATTTTAATCGGTATGAACAGTTTGTTTCAGCAGTTACTTCAGAAGCTTCTACAAACTTTGTTGATTTCGCTGACCGTATTGGTGATCTTGATCGACAAGGTGCCAATATTGAGAGATTGCTTACTTCTGGTGTTGGAATTAATGCTGAGGGCGGTGAGTTCCTTGAGATCATTAAGAAAATGGTGTTCCAAGGAAAACCGTGGAACGAAGATAATCGTGAGCATCTTATTATTGAGTTGGGTGATATCATGTGGTACGTTGCTCAGGCATGTATGGCACTTGAAGTATCATTCGATGATGTAATTGCCACCAATGTTAAGAAACTGGAGAAGCGTTATCCTGAAGGAACGTTTGATGTTTACTTC